TCCCATGAGGGCTTCTGCGCAACGTACACAGGCTTTCCTGTGGCGATAGACTGAGCGGTGACCTTAGCATCGGTCGCCTTCTTGCCCGCCACTGCGGCCACTCGGGCCACTGCTGTGCCACCCTTGGCATAGCCAGGGTACATAGTCTGAACTGCGCTGCGCACGATGCGCTCTGAAATGGAGTCCACTTTCTGTCTGTGGTATTCCAGAAGTTTCGCCTTGTCGGGACTCTTAGCTCCCCACAGGGCAGCCATCTGCGCCTGGTAATTCTTGTCGGCCTTCAGTGTGCCCCACAACGAGTTCTGAATCTCACGAGCCAGAGGTTGTAGAGAGTCGCGGCTGAATTCCTTAAAATACGGAGCCTTCAAGAACACACCCAGGTGCTTGCCTAGCGTACGGTTGTCACCGCTCTGGGATTCCTTGGCCACGCCGTTCTTGAATTCTTGGGTCTGATTGGTCTTGAATGCCTCTTGCTCCTTGAGGAATGTCTTGCGATCCTCTTCAAGTTTGAGACGGTCGGGGTTCACTGCATCGGTCTTGGCCTTCTCGGCCTGACTCTGCAAGTTCTTGTACCAAGCACTGGCACCATCAATGATGCGCTTAGCTTCTGCGTAGCCTTCAGGGGTGCCCTTAGCAAGAGACGCGGTTACGGCATCAAATACCTGAGGCACTTCCGCGCTTTGCAAGCCCGACAAGAAGTGCGGAGCAATTGCCGCCGCGTATCCCTTGGGGTCATTCTCCTTAACTGCATCTAGGAATGATGGAGCGATCTTTCCTAGGGCGTCAAGTTTTCCTTGGCCCTTAAGGTCCTCAACAATCTGAGCAGTGAGTTGAGCATCACCCGCGTAGAGCAGTGTGTCCGAGGCTTCAATAGCGGCCACGGTGTCACGCATCTTCTCAAAGCCCTCATGCCCACCGACCGTTTCGATGAACTCCTTGGCTTCTTGCATCTCTGCAACGCCCTTGGGGAATACAGCCTTAGCGGCGGCCCACCGTTCATACGCTCCATGCAATTCCTTCACGACTGAGGCGTTCTTCGGGTCGGTGTCGCGTAGGGCTTTCAATGCCTGACGTACGTTGTGCGGCGTGGCTTCCGTTCCAGGAAGGTCCGCTGCTGATTTCTCTTTGGGCGTACCATCAGCGTTGAGTTCAGCTTCTGGTTCCGCTGCTGGCTCTGCGCCCGCTGCTGGTTCCGCTGCTGGAGTTTCAACTACTGGTTCGGCTGCCGCTGCTGGTTCCGTTGTTGCTGCTGCTGAGTCTAGTGCTGCAAAATCCAAAACTGAATCTGCCATTTGAGTCCTCTCTGAGTGCTAAGGGCCGCCTGAGCGGCCCCCTTGGTTATTGTTGCTTCAGTGCCTCGGGAATTGCTTTCTTCTGCACTGCTTGGTCTACTTGTTCGGCGGCATGCTGAGCAAAATCCTGCGCCGTAGCATTTATGCCCATCTTCTTTAGGGCTTGTATCGCCGGTCCAGGCGGCAGCTTGTCAACGGCTGCGCTCAGGCTCTCCGAGGGTCCTTTCTCGGGCGGAGCGTTCTGCGCTGCCAACATCTTAGCTACTGCCATGTGCTCACTACGGTGGAGTTTCACGTTATCAAAGGCGGCCTGTTGTTTCGGCGTACCGTTGTGGAACTTTACACCCTCCGTGGAGTTGAGCCACTCGAAGCACCACCCAGCTTCCGCTATGTGGTTCTCTGAGTCATCCTGCGCTACAGTGACGGTTGATACTTGCGGCGGCAACTTCTGAGCCTGCTGCTGAAGCATCTGCAGTTTTTGCTGGGCTTCCAGTGAAACTGGTTGACCAGTTTGCTGTGCCTGCTGCTGCATGCCTACTGTGACCTGTTCAACTGTCTTGGTCAACTTTGCCACTTGCGGGTTATCAGTTGGAGCGCCACGCAGAAGAATTTCCATCTCCATCTTCTGCTTGGCCACGCTAGATGCGCCCGGTACCTTGAAGTCCTTCATACGCAAAGCGTCTGCTAGGGGCTCCAGGTTGGCCGGTGAGAACAAGAACTCCTGAAGTTTAGGGTTCGTGCTGCTGGCATCCACCATTATCATCAGCTTCTGCTCACGCTGTGCCCAGCTTTCTGGGAACGCTGTGTCAGACTCTGTGTAGCAAGTGATGTTGCCTGCCAAGTTGGCGGTGTTCACAGAAACGTTGCCGATCTTCTTGCCTAGGTTCTGTGTAATCGTCTTGCCATCTCGGCACTCCTTGGCGCAATCTACAGCCTGCCCGCAGGCTTCTGCGAACAGTACTTGAATATTGTTCCACGGACATCCTACACGCTGCAGAGCTTGGTCTCGCTGGATTGCGATACCACCCACAGTTTCGGTGTTGGTAGCTGCTCCGAATAAGGACGGCAGAGCGCCCGAGATTTCCTCGGACAATGCCGTGATAAACCATTTGATGAAGTCTGGTAGGGACGCCTGCGGTTGCGGTGTGTCCTCGACCATCAAATACTGTTCTTTCGTAGTCAGCCCAGGCTGCGGCAGAAATGGTCCGCTGCTTCCTGGTACGTTGGTCTGTTTCTTCAGCGCCTCCACGTCAAATGCTTCGGAGTTGTACCACTTCTTAGGTACGGTACGCTTGAAGAAATCGTCCAGTAGGTCTACCCAATCGTTGATGCGCTTCTGAATGGCAATCAAAGATGTGCCAAGCGCTCTGCGATTCTGTCCCTTGCCTGATAGGGCGTGCCCAATGGCAATGTGCTTGTCCATACTCTCATTGCGAGAGAAGGCGTACTCGGAGCCAGCCTTAGCGAGTAAGCACCCGTTAGGGAACTTCTCGAACAATTCGGCTCGGGCTTCATCGCCCACGCTTTCATCCATGAAGTAGGACGGACGGAACCATGAGAACCTGACAGTGGTATGTCGGCTCAATGAATCTCCCGTCACAAACGCACCAAGAACTGCTTGGCGGGTATTTTCACGAGCGATGCGGTCCAGTTGTGTGTTGGCGTCTCCTGTTCCTGGTCTGACCTTACTGGCAATCCATGGGAACATGGCCTTCACAGTGGAGACATCTAAGTCAAAGTTCAGTTGCACAAAGTGCATGTTCTCTAATTTGTCCACGGAGATGGGCAACTTATGGTCCAGCTTACCGTGCGCAGTGGTTACTTCTCTGCCTAACGGCTTGCCGGTAGATGGGGTCTCGGCGGATTCCTCCGGGCTCATTGCCGCGTCTAAAATGTTCTCGTCCCCTCCTTCAGGGGCTTCTCCTTCGGACTCTTCCTCAGGCGGTGCCTTAACGGCGTCAATTACCTCATCCAGACCTTCTTGGCCTGTTGAGGGTTCTAACGGAGGCGGCTTTAGTGCATCTTGCGGCACAGTCGGTGCAGTCTCATTATTTTTCTCGAAGCCGTACTTCTGCCCGTTCAACTCGTAGCGGGTCCACAAAAGCACTCGGTCTTCGTTGTAGAAAATTCTGGAGCAGTCCACGAGCAGGGCATGCAAATTGTTGTTGCGTGCCCAAATAAGTTTGAACCTGTCCGCTTCTTCGGCAGCGACTATGTCTGGTCCGAACGTCGGGTCGTCAGCGAAAAATTCTTGTTTCGGTATTTCTCGGGATAAGGCAGCAACAATGATATCGGCTTTTGAGCCGTACACATTCGTGTCGTAGACTCCGATGTTGTTCGTCTGTTGCTTGGCTCCGAATCCAGTTGTACGATTCGGTATTTCCCAACCACCATTACGCCCGCGAAGTAAATGCTGGTATCCTCGGTCGAAGTGGATGGCTTCCCAGGCCTGCTCAATCTCCAAACGACGTGCCGCCATGTCGGTCTTGCCTGCGGTCTCGTCCAGTTGCATCACTGCAGCTTTTGCCTCTACTGACAGGTCGGCAAAAGGTTCGGACGAGTAGGGGAACGGGGCGTATACGCCTAACGGACTGTCCTCGGGATTCTCGGGGTCTTGGCTGTTAGCGTTGGAGGGCATTGACCCTGGAACCTGTGCGGTATCTGGCATTGCTCTCCTTTTCTGCTTAATGCTTCATGGCTTTAAAGCCCTTGGCACTAGCAATCATGTGTCCGAGGCGACCATGGTGGTGACCCTTTAGTTTGGAGGCGGGAATCTTCTCACCTTCTGGAACGCCGAGGGCGCGGTGGAGTGCGCCAGGGTGTTCTTTGAATGAACCCT